CAGAATGCAGGCTTTGCGGTGAAATCTAAAAACAGTCACGCACTGGTCAGGGATAGAATAAATGCGGTGAATAGCAGATTGCGCTCAAGTGGCGGCGATCGCTATTTGTTTATAGACCCCAAATGCAAGCACACGATTAAGAGCCTTGAGCGTCAGACGTACAAAGAAGGAACGAGCCAGCCTAACAAAGATGGCTTTGACCACCTGAACGATGCACTAGGCTATTTGGTCGAATTTTTATTCCCTGTACGAACTGCGTACAAGGTAGAACAGCCTACAAGGTGGACTTAATGCGTAGCACAGACATTCAATACACTCACCCAGATTACGATAATAACAAAGATCGCTGGGAGTTTTACCTCCGCTCTTACATGGGTGGCGAGGACTACAAAAACGGCGGTTACCTAACCAAGTACATTAACGAGGACAAGGATAGCTATGCTCGACGTATAGACCTTACCCCTATCGACAACCACTGCAAGAACATCGTTCATATCTACAGTAGCTTTTTGTGGCGCATTCCACCCGTACGGCAGTTTAACAGTATCGCTGAAGACCAAGTACTTGCTCAATTCATAAAGGACTCAGACCTTGACGGCAAAGGCTTTGATGCTTTTATGCGTGAGGCTCAGGTATGGTCAAGCGTTTACGGGCATGTCTGGCTAATGGTAGATAAGCCTGCATCAAATGCTGGTACAAAGGCTGAAGAAATTAGCCAAGAGATTAGACCATACGTCACAATGTTTACGCCTGAAAACGTATTCGATTGGAAGTGGACAAGAACTGCCTCTGGCCGTTATGCCCTTACTTATTTAAAGGTTCGCGAGTCGGTAGATAAGATTGACGACACTACTACTGAAGCTTATTTCAGAATATGGACAGAAACTGAGATTGAAAGCTGGCATTGCGTAAACGACAGAGAAACTAAGATCGACACAGTACCTAATCCACTGGGACGTATTCCTGCGGTGTATTTGCCTGCACAGCGTTCAGTAATTAGAGGCATCGGTATTAGCGACCTGTCAGACGCTGCTTCAATGCAAAGAGCCATCTATCAAGAGCTTTCAGAAATTGAACAGCTAATTCGCATATCTAATCACCCAACTTTGGTGAAGACCTTTGGCACTGACGCAAGCGCAGGAGCAGGTGCAATAATCAACATGCCTGACGATATGGACGCTAACATGAAGCCGTATCAGATGCAGCCAAGCGGTTCAAACTTAGACGCTGTACGAGCAAGCATTAACGATAAGGTAGAAGCCATTAACCGTATGTCTCACATGGGCGCAGTTCGTGGCACTCAGGCAATGACTCAGTCTGGCGTGGCTATGCAAACAGAGTTCCAGATGCTTAATGCTAAGTTATCTGAGAAGGCTGACATATTGGAGCTTGCTGAAGAACAGTTGTGGGGCTTCTACTGCATGTGGCAGCAACAGACAAGTGATGTAGAGGTATTCTACCCGAACTCATTTGACCTGAGAGACTATGACAAAGAGCTGACCTTCTTGCAATCCATGCGGGCATCTGGCGTTAAATCGACAACCCTAATGCAGCAGATTGATAAGCAGATTGCTGACCTAGTGCTTGATGACGAAGAGCTGGCAAAAGCTCACGTTGAGATTGAATCAAACTCACTGGGACTTGGGCAGTTTGCACCAGTAGAGCAAGCTACTGAGATTCAGCTTTAATGGCTAGTGCTGACGCTTACGCAGAAATACTCGATAAGCTTGCAGATAAACATCAAGCAAGACTTGCCGCTGCTTTGAGGTTATTGGAAGCAAGGTTGATACAGTTTATGTCTGGTGCGCCACTCAACGGCGGCAATCTATTTGACTTGGCTTGGGCTATTGCTGCAAGACCTCAAATTAAAGCCCTAATAAACGAGGTGTATTTAAGCGAGGTGCAGTCGGTACTCAACGAGTACACATCGGTGGTGGAGTCCAACTACAAGCTGCTTAGTAAGTATGGGAGCTTCACGAAGATAGACCCAGCGGTAGTATCGCAATTACAGAAGCTTTCGTTTCAAGGCTTCGAGGCTATAGCTAATGAGTATCTTGACACTATTTCTACAGGGCTTTATCAAAGCACATTAACTGGTAGACCTTTCGCTGAAACAATAACTAACCTGCAAGGTGCTATCAATGGCGTATACGTTCAGGCCGACGAAGAAGAAGCGGCTAGGCTTGTTGAGATAGCTAAGAATGGTTCGCCCAAGCAGGCGGCCAGTGCCATAGAAAAACTGCACACAAAGTTTGGTAGAGATAGAAGCGGAGACAATCTGGCACGATATAGTAACGTCTATGTGCAGGACAGCTTGATGCAGTTTAATGCTTCAATCACTACATCAACTGGGTTTGCCTCTGGGGCTAAGAAATGGCTTTACTATGGCTCAATTATTAGAGACTCAAGAGATTTCTGCAAGGAACATGCAGGCAAGACTTATACTAATGAACAGATTGCCGAGATATGGTCGGGAAGCTGGGGCGGTAAAGCTCAAGGCGACCCATTTATAGTGAGAGGCGGGTATAACTGTCGCCACCACTGGGTTCCGGTGTTTGATTAACTTTTAAAAAAATGTGCTAAACTTACAATTCTAAAACTACTCGAAAGAGGTTGCGTTACATGAGCGAAGAAATCATGGTTACAGAAGTTGATACTGAGACAACAGCTACAGAAACTCAGGCTAAGACGTTTTCGCAAGCAGAAGTTGACCGTATGATTGCTGACAGAGTTTCACGAGAGCAGCGCAAGTACGAAAAGCAATTGTCAGGCATTGATATTAACGAAGCCAAGCAGTTACTTTCCGAAAAGCAGAATGCTGAAATCGAGAGACAAAAGGAACGCGGTAACTTTGAAGAAGTGTTGCGGAAAACAGTGGAAAAGAAAGATGCAGAAATTAAAGCCTACCAAGCCCGATTGCAATCGACATTGATTGACGGAGCTTTGTTAAGTGCTGCTAGTTCTGCAAATGCTTATAACCCTGAACAGGTTGCCACTTTGCTTAGAAATCACATTAAGCTGTCAGACGATGGCTCAGTGGAAATAATCGACGACAATGGTTCGCCAAGGTATAACGATGCAGGTAACCTGCTCACCGCCACCGAGCTAGTGTCAGAATTTTTAATGACTAACCCTCACCACGTCAAAGCAGGTTTGCAAGGCGTAGGTAGCAAGGGTAATGTTGGCGGCTCGTCAATTAAGACAATGACCCCAGCAGAAATGGTGGCTAACTGGAGTAATGGAGGCAAAGAAGCATTTGCTGCATTACAGAAGAAGGCCAAATAAAACTCTTTTTTTTATAGGTAATTTAAAATGGCTATTACTACTTCAACAACTCTTGACGACCTGTTTGCTAACATCATTCTACAGGCTCGTTTCACTGCCGAAGAACAGTCACTTATGGCTGGCCTTGTAACTCGTTATGACATCGGTGCTCAAGCCGGTAAAACTATCCAAGTGCCTAAGTACCCAGCTATCGCTGCTGGAAACCTTACCGAAGGCACTGACATGACTTCAACCACTGTATCTACTTCAAGCGTCACTATTGACGTATCTGAAGTTGGTGCTCAAGTGCTGTTGAGTGATGTGGCTATGATGGGCGCAGGCAATCCTGCTGTTGAGCTTGGTACTGTTCTTGGTAACGCTATTGCTACCAAAATGGATCAAGACCTTATCGCCCTGTTCTCTAGCTTTAGCGTCGCTTTGGGTGCTGCTGGTCAGGAACTAACTGTAGCTGATATTTTCAAAGCTGCTGCACGTTTGCGCGCTGCCAAGGTTCGCGGTGTGATGAACTGCGTTGTACACCCTTTCCATGCTTATGCCCTAAAAGCCAACCTGACCAATACTTTCGCTAACCCTAACGGCGGCGAGCTTCAGAACGAAGCAATGCGTAATGGTTATGTAGGCACTATCGCTGGTGTAAACATCTACGAATCTGCCAATATCTCTATTGACGGTTCTGATGATGCTGTCGGCTTAGTGTTTGCTCCTGAAGCATTGGCTCTTTGCATGAAGCGTGACTTCGCAATCGAGACTGAGCGTGATGCATCTTTGCGTGCTTGGGAATTGAACGCGACTGCTGTTTACGGTGTAGGTGAGCTTGATGACACTTACGGCGTGAAGATGACTTTCGACGCAGCACTGTAATGTAAAACCTAGCCCACTCTTTCGGGGGTGGGCTTTTTACAGAGGTATAACATGGCATTCTCAACTGATGCAGATTTAACGGAATTATTGCCAGACATTCTGACTCTTGGCATTGCTTCGTTTACTGAAGAACATTTAAAGGCTCAGGCTGATATTGAGCGTGAGTTACGCACTAAGTGGTGGGGTAAGAAAGGCTTAAGCGGAGAGATGGACTCAACGCTACTGACAGACAGTCAGTTCACCTTGGCTTCTAGCTACCTAGTGCTATGGAAATATGCGCTACCGCAGTTGACTAACTGGGTAGATGGTGACCGATTTCAACAGATGATTGATTTTTACAAGTCGCGATATGGCGAGGAAATGAACTCTGTATTCCTTGACGGCATTGATTACGATGCTGATAACGATGGCATTGTAACCGAGTCGGAAAAGGTTTCTATCGGTGGCAATAGGCTAGTGCGATAATGCAGATTTCAGTAGAAGGCAATTTCAAAGGGATTAACAAATTCCTTTACGTAACTAAAAAGCGGTTACAGGAAAGCCTTAAAAATGCGTTATCTATTACAGCACAAGATGGCGTAAGAATTATCAAAGAAAGAACTGCAAAGGGTGAAGGGTATAAAGGAAAGTTTGCCCCTTACTCGAAAGGCTATGCAGAATTAAAGGCTAACGGCTGGAAAGCTGGGACTTTTGAAAACGACCCGCGTTCTTTTAGCGGTGATGCTTCTAGGGTGGTAAACTTATTCGTGCGAGGCGCGATGCTTGGAGGAATGGCTACTACTGTTGATAATGAAAAAGCTACCATCTATTTCACAACGTCAGAGCTTTCAAAACGAGCTGAAAAGAATGACAAAACAAGGCCGTTCTTTGGATTTAATGCCAGAGAACAGACTGAGCTTGGTAAGACTTTTATTAGGTACATGAAATGAGTGTAAGGGAAAGTATAGCTGAAAACATCGTTACCACCTTAAGGGCTATCACCAGCCCCGTAGCGGTTAGTTATGTTACACGAGAACCCTTTGCTTTTGACAAGCTATCCAATGCTCAGTACCCCGCTATATTGGTAAGGACTGCCGGAGAAGATCGCTCAGACGCAACTGTAGGTGGCTCTATAGGCAAAAGAGCAGGCACTTTGAACTATGAAATTATTTGCTTTGTAAAATCTGGACAGATAGACCAAGCCAGAAACAATATAGTCGAAGCAGTAGAAGAAGGACTTGACGTAGACAGGACACGCGGTGGCTACGCTTTAGATACTCAAATAACCGCGATTGAAATTGACCAAGGGTCGCTTGACCCGATTGGCGGTGTTATACTAAACGTCCGTGTACTGTATCAATATACTCGCGGCACAACTTAATTTTATTTATGAGGTTTTACTAAAATGGCTACAATTACTGGTCAAAGCGGTGTTGTTAAATTATCCCTAGTTGGCGGAAGTGTTGCCCAAGTTGGGGAGGTTCGCTCGTTCACTATTGATGGTTCAGCAGATACCATTGAAGATTCTGCTATGGGCGATACTGCGCGTACATACAAGTCTGGTCTTGAAAATAACACAGTAGCTCTTGAATGCTATTGGGACGAGCTAGATGCACAACAATTAGTTTTAGATAATCGTGCTGCAATTTCTTTTGAGATTTATCCAACTGGAACTGGTAGCACTCACAAGTATTACACTGGCGTGGGCTTGGTTACTTCTAAGTCAATTACTGCTTCATTTGACGGCATGGTCGAAGCAAGTTTTGGCATTCAAGTAAACGGCGCACTTTCTGAAGTAACAGTACCGTAAGGGGTTAGCATGGGATTAGCTAGAGATTTAAGAAGCAGAAGAACTGTTGCAGTTAAAGAGGTGCTCGTTAAAGAATGGGCTGACGAATCTGGAGAACCGTTCAAGTTGTATTGCAGGCCAATTACCTGTTATGACTTAAATGAATTGCAGAAACGTCACCCAAACGTAATGAGCAATACTTCAGTAGCATCAATGGTTGACCTGATTGTAATGAAGGCAGAAGATCAAAGCGGAGAACGACTGTTTAAAGCTGAAGATCGCATTGACTTAATGGGCGAAGAAACTGCTGTTATATCAGAGATAGCTAACCAAATGTTTAACAACATTGTGTCTGCGGAGGCTCACGAAAAAAACTTAGAGCCGATCTGACTAGGGTAAATCTTATATCCCTAGCTGATCGGCTTCACATGAGTATAGCGGAAGCGGAGCAGATGTCGGTTAGCGAGTTTAACGAGTGGCTTGCTTATTTTAAAATAATGAGTGAACAAAAAAATGGCTGACCAAAACTTTAACATCGTAATTCGCGCAATCGACAACTTCGAGTCCGCTTTTCAAGGAATGAAAAAGCAGTTTGACAAACTAAACAAGTGGATAGACGGCTATGCTAAACGATGGCCTTTACTCACAAAGGCTATTCAAAAATCCGCACAAATGATTTCCAGCGCAATAAGCGGCATCGCCAAGTTCGGTGCCGTTTCTATTGCTGCATTTGGCTATTTCATAAAAAGAAACATTGAAGCCATTGATACGATGGGGAAGCTTGCAACCTCTATCGGAACAACAGTTACAACTCTATCAAAGCTAGAATACTCTGCATCATTGTCTGGTGTGGAGGTAACACAATTGTCTGCATCGCTTAAAGGCTTTGTACGCAAAACTGCCGAAGCTGCAAAAGGCACAGGTGAAACTGTAGCATCATTTAAACGGCTTGGACTAAGTGCTAAAGACCTTCAAAAATTAAGCCTAGACGAACAACTGCTAATTGTCGCTGATGCCTTTGGTAACGTAACTAACTCAGGCGATAAAGCAGCGATTGCCGTTAAGCTGTTTGAGGAAGGCGGAGTTGGCTTGCTTAACATGTTCGAGGGGGGCTCAAAAGCTCTGCGCGAAATGTGGCAAGAAGCAGATACTCTTGGGCTTGTTTTAAGCCATGGAGCCTACGAAGGTGTTGCCAAGGCTAATGATGCACTTACCCGCTTATGGTCTTTGGTTACAGGTTTGGCAAGACAGGTCACTGGTGCACTGGCTCCGGTAATTGAGCTGCTGGCAACCAAAATGAAGGACTGGGCTCTATCAATGGTAGACCCAGAAAAAGGCATAAAAGGAATCGGTGAATCAATTGCTAGGTATTTGGTTCGCGGGTTGGTAGTTGCTCTGCGAGCTGTTGAAGGTATTGTGCAAGGAGTGCAGATAGCTATCAGAGAAATCGCTGCATTTGGTAATGCCATCAAGAGGTATATTAACGGCGATGAAATATCTGAAGTAACCTTACAAATTGAAACTTTGCAAGCAGAGCTTAATAGGTTACAAGGTATTAGTAATGGCAGCGACCATCAATTCAGAATTATTAGCGAAAAAGCTCAAGCAGAAAATGCTGAAAGAGTTACTGAGTTAAGTGGTCAAATTGATTTGCTTAAAGCCAAGCTTGTTGAGTTAAGAGGCGCGGAGGGAGCGGAAACCCCCTTATTCTCTTTACAGTCAACCATCGACCAAGTAAATGCTCTTGCTGAAGCTATTGGCTCAATGTCGCTATTTGAAGGCATGGAGCCTATTAAGGCTACTGGAGCATTCAACCCTAGCTGGTGGGAAAGCTTAAAAATTAAAGCGGGTGAATTTAAAGACTCTATTTCAGGAACGTACAATACGTTACAAGAAAACGGGGCTTTATTTAATTTCCAAAGCGACATGAATAACCTAGTAACAGGGTCAATCAATTCTGTCACTGACGGACTTATGAATGCCATTACTGGAGCAGAAAGCTTTGGTGATGCCATGAAGGGTATGGCAAAAAGCATCGTTGATTCGCTTTTAAAAATGTATATCCAGTACATGATTGTTAAGCCTTTATTTGACATGATGTTCCCCAACGCAGCCCCAGCGGTACCTCCAAGCGCTGCGCCACGTCCAAGAGCAATAGGAGGCTCAGTACAATCTGGTCAACCTTACATGGTGGGTGAGCGTGGACCTGAATTATTTGTACCTAACTCACAAGGCTCAATCGTCCCTAATAAGAGCATGGGCGGGGACTCTGGCAGTATAGTTGTAAACCAGACTATCAATATAACGACTGGAGTGCAGCAGACCGTTCGTGCCGAGATTGCTACCCTGATGCCACAGATCGCAAACGCTGCCAAAAGTGCCGTTGCTGATGCTAGAATGCGAGGCGGTAGTTACAGCAAGTCACTGGTAGGAGCATAAAATGCCTTTAGCATTCCCAAGCGTAGGGATACAAAGTTTAAACATGAGATTGCGGCGCGTTGTTGCCGTATCTGAATCGCCGTTTACGTTAGACACTCAGGTATATGCTCACCAAGGCGCAAGATGGGAATGCGAAGTAACGCTGCCCCCATTAACCCACTCGGAAGCGCGAGCAATAGAGGCGTTTATTATTGGGCTGAAAGGTCGAAAAGGCACGTTCACGTTTGGCAATCCGCTGCACACTAGCTCTGCCACTGCTACCACATCTGGCGTAACAACTATCCGATCAGAGAGCTTGACTGCAACAGGTTCCGCCGTATCCGCTGGCGACTACTTTAATCTAAATAATTACTTATATATGGTTACAGTTGGCAAGGCTTCAGGCTCAGGCGTGTTAGAGTTTCAACCTCCACTAAGGTCTGAAGCTGCAAGCGGTTCAGTGCTAGACTTTACTTTGCCGACAAGCCTTTGGCGCATGGCATCAAATGATATTGGCTGGTCAATCAGCACAGCTTCACATTACGGTTTTACCTTGGCATTCATCGAGGCATTATGAGCAGAGTATTAAGCACTGAAATGCAGGCGGTAGCGTCTGCTGATTTAGTTCGACCTATTTATTTAATGAAAGCCGAGTTCGACGCTGGCGATGTAAACTTATGGTCTGGCATTGGCAGTTTAACATTTGACGGTGATACATATTTAGGCGCTGGGGATTTATTATCTATCAGCCAAATTAGCGAAAGCGCAGAGCTTACAGCTTCAGGGATAAGCATTGCCTTGGCTGGGGTGAAGCAATCGCTTTTAACTATTGCCAGAGATGAGCCATACCAAGGCAGAGTAATTACTTTGTATCTTGGAGCTTTAAATGATAGCGGGGACATTATATCTAGCCCTGTTGTATTGTTTAGCGGATTCATGGACGTAATGAATATCTCTGATTCTGGGGAAACTTCAAGCATAGTTATAAGCGCAGAAAACAAATTGATCGCTTTTGACCGAGCATCTGTCAGACGTTACACCTCAGAAGATCAAAAGATTGATTACCAAAATGACAAGGGCTTTGAGTTTGTGGCAAAAATACAAGAGAAAGAAATAATCTGGGGCAGACCAACACCGTCGTCGCAAAATGGCTCTGGCTCAAGAGGTGCTGATAACGCTGCTAGAAGTAGATACTAATGATCTCAATTGCTCACGAATGTTTAGCTAACGTCAAAGAAGATATTAAACCATTGCTGGAAAAGCATTGGGAAATGGTTGCTTTAAACCAAGGTATAATAAAACTAAACCCAAATTGGAAAGAATACGCAAGGCTTGATGCCGCTGGCATTTTGCGTATATTTACCGCAAGAAGCGATGGTAATTTAGTTGGATATTGCGTACTTATTGTAAACCAAAGCGTACACTATCAAGACCATAAATTTGCATCGAATGACGTTGTATTTGTTCTCCCAGAATATCGCTCAGGCGCGACAGGCTATAAGCTGATAAAATACGCCGAAGATCACTGCAAAGCTGATGGCGTATCTTTGATGATGATAAACACAAAGGTGCATTTGCCTTTTGACCAGTTAATGATCGGCATGGGGTTCGATTTGATCGAACGCATTTACTCGAAATGTTTTGTAGGTAAGTAAAATGGCAGTTACGGTAATAGCTGGTTTGGCATCTGCTGGTGGCGCATGGGCTGCTGGTGGATTTGTTGCATTAAGTTTAGGCGCTTTTGCTGGTGCATTTGCCATAGGCGCAGGACTTTCAATGCTTTCAAGAGCGTTAGCCCCAAAGCCGTCATTTGGTCAATCTATGGCAGGAACAGGTATAACGGTTAGAGAGCCTGACGCTTCAAGAAAACTTGTTTATGGTAGAGCTAGGGTTGGAGGCGCTGTAGTCTTTCTTGATTCTACTGGAAGTAAAAATGAATACCTGCACATGGTAATTGCTATTGCAGGCCACGAGATAGACGGCTACGAGGAAATCTGGTTTAACGATCAAAAAGTATGGGACAATTTTTTCCAAGATGATTGGGGTTCTTTCGTTCATATAGGGTTTTATGACGGCTCTCAGACAACTGCTGACCCTACCCTTGTATCTTCATCAACTCTTTGGACTTCAGAGCATATTCTAAACGATACGGCTTATCTGTATGTTCGGTTGAAGTATGACGCAGATCAATTCTCGCAAGGGCTTCCAAACATATCGGCAGTTATTCGCGGCAAGAAAATATACAACCCATCAAACGGAAACACTGAGTGGACTCAAAACCCAGCCTTGTGCGTTTATGATTATCTAACAGACAGCAAATACGGTCTTGCAGAACAATCAGGCTCAGTCAATTTAAGCGCATTATTATCAACTGCCAATTTATGTAACCAGCAAGTTGCTTTAACTTCTGGTGGAACTCAGGCCAGATACACACTTGATGGCGTAGTAGATACAGCCAACTCAAGAAAAGATAATCTTGAAGCGATGCTGTCTGCTATGGCAGGCAATCTTGTTTATTCAGGCGGTGAGTATTTTATTCGCGGTGCAGAGTATTCTTCGCCTACTGTTGTTATTGATGAATCGGTACTTTCTGGCGGTATTGAAGTACAGACCAAGCAATCAAGAAGAAGTCTTTACAATGGCGTGAAAGGTGTTTTTCTTAGCGAGGACGATAATTACACATTAGCTGATTATCCTGCTCAAATTAGTTCATCTTATAGCATTGAAGATGGCGACCCGATCTATCTTGATTTGGCGATGCCGTTCACCACCAATAGCGCAAGATCACAAAGAATTGCAAAGATAGTGTTGTTGCGATCTAGGCAGCAAACAACAATAAATTTGCCTTGTAATTTGACTGCCTTAAAGTTTAAAGCAGGCGACAACATCATGGTCACCAACTCAAAAATGGGTTGGAATCAAAAAGTGTTTGAGGTTATAGGTTACGATTTTAATCTAAGCTCAGAAGGCGCTATTGTTGTTAATGTTCAAGCCATAGAAACAACTGCTGAAATATACGACTGGGCATCTTCTGACGAAAAGGATTATTTAACTGGTGGCGAAATTGATCTGTACAACGGGAGGGTTACCCAGCCGCCAACAAACTTAACTGCAATATCAACTACAGTTATTGCCAGTGACGGAACATTGTTGCCATCTATTCGTTTAAATTGGACAGCAAGCGAAGATGCGTTTGTAACGCAATATGAGGTGCAATATCAGCGAGGCTCTGCCCTTATTGACTATGGGAGCATAGCCGACGAATACATCACTTCAGAATCTTATGGGCTTATTACTGAGGCTTCTTCTGTTCTTTTGGATTATGGTTCTATTGATGAGTCAGTAGCCACTGATGAGCCTGATTATAATTCTTCGTTTGTGACTACTACTCAATATATCCTGACAGGGGTTACACCTAGCGCAAACTACAACATTAGAGTTAGGGCAATCAACGAGCTTGGCGTTCGCAGTAATTGGGTAACTCTTTCAGGACTTGCGGAAGGCGACACAGATGCTCCATCAATTCCCGAATCAGTTATTGCTACTGGCAGCTTGCGTGAAATAACACTTAGCTGGATTCCACCTACTGACCCTGATTATAGCCATGTTCAAGTTTGGGAAAATAATGTAAATAATCCTGAAACAGCGACAAAGATAGCGATTGCTGGAGGCGATTATTTCAGCCGTACTGGTCTTGGTTACAACGTCTTAAAATACTACTGGCTGAAGTCAGTTGATTACAGCGGCAATGTATCAGACTTCTCAACCGTTGCATCTGCTACAACATTATTTGTTGATTCTGATTCATTTAGTGAACAAGTAAATAACCTGTTTAGCGAAGCTGGTGCTTATGGTATTGAGCCTGTATCTACGCTTCCTGCTGTCGGAGATTTTGACGGGCAGATTAAATACGACACAACAAACAATAAGCTGTGGCGATGGGACGCTACAAGTTCAGTTTGGACTGATGACATTTTCTCTATTGAAGCAGGAACTGTAGACGCTGTTTCATTTGCTGAGGGAATTGAGCCGATTGCCGTAGTTACTGTATTGCCCAATCCCTCTGGATATACTGGCCCGCAAGTATTATTTTTAACTACTGATAACAAGTTATACCGTTATACAGGAACTTCTTTTGTTACCTCTATTCCTGCCGCTGATGTGTCTGGCGCTTTGGCTGCTGCCAACTTTCCAAGTAACTTGCGTCCGATTGAGATTGTTACAGTATTACCAACGACAGGTAACTTCCAAGGTAGACAGGTATTCTTAACGACAGACAATAAAACTTACCGATATACCGGTACTGCATTTATTGCCACAATTGCCACAGTTGACTTGCAAGGAACAATTACAAACACGCAGATTGCTGCTGGCGCTGTAACTAACGCTAAAATAGCTGTAGATGCCATTCAGGGCGTTGTTATCGCAGCAGGCGCTATAACTGCATCAAAGATATTAGACGGCGCTATAAGCGAATTAAAGCTGGCTGATGACGCTGTAACAAATGCAAAGATTGCGGTAAATGCCATTACCTCTGATGTGATTGCGGCAGGTGCTATTACTTCTGAGAAAATTACGGCAAATGCTGTCACTTCATTGAAACTTGCTGATGATGCGGTAACGAATGCAAAATTGGCTGTTGATGCAGTTAGTGGCGATGTAATAGCAGCAGGGGCCATAACTAGTGAAAAGTTATTGGACGGCGCTGTTAATGATTTAAAGCTCGCCTCTAATGCAGTGACTACCGCAAAGATAGCCTTGAATGCCGTTACTGCTGACGTTATAGCTGCTGGAGCGATTACGGAAACAAAGATTGCCAGCGATGCAGTTACTAACGCAAAGATTGCGATTGACGCTATTCAAGGTGATGTCATAGCTGCTGGCGCTATAACGGCAACGAAAATTGGTGCTAATGCAGTTACTACCGCTAAAATAGCTTTAAACGCTGTAACAGCAGATGTTATTGCAGCGGAAGCTATAACTACTACCAAGATAGCAAGTGATGCTATTACGACAGCTAAAATAGCAGCCAATGCTATAACAGCTTCTGAAATTGCTGCAAATGCAATTACCAGCGATAAGATAATAGCTGACGCAATCACTACGGCTAAGATTTCAGCGGGAGCAGTTACGGCTGATGAAATAGCAGCTAATTCTATTACTACCGTTAAAATAGCAGCAGATGCAATTACCGCTAATGAAATAGCAGCTAATGCCGTTACTGCTGACGCTATTGCAGCAAACACTATTACCGCTGCCGAAATTGCCGCTGGTGCTATAACTGCTGACGAAATAGCAGCGAATGCCATCACATCTGAAAAGATTTCAGCAAATGCAATTACAGCGGGCAAGATAGCAGCCGATGCTGTCACAGCAAGTACCATTGCCGCTGATGCTATTACGGCTGACAAGATTGCAGCAGGTGCTGTAGTTGCCGAGTCACTAGCTGCTGGTTCTGTAACTACCGCTAAAATTGCAGCAGGTGCTATTACAGCAGATGAGATTGCCGCAGCAGCAATTACCACTGAGAAAATAGCGGCTGGTGCTGTTACTGCTGACGAGATAGCTGCAAACTCTATCACTTCAGGGAAAATAGCTGCTGACACTATTACCGCTGCCGAAATTGCCGCTGGAGCAATCACCGCTTTAGAATTAGCTGCTGGCTCAGTAACTACCGAAAAACTTGATGCGGCTGCTATAACATCTGAAAAGATAGCTGCCGGAGCGATTACCACTGACACTATTGCCGCCAACGCTATTACATCAGCTAAAATACAAGCTGATGCAGTTGTCGCCGAAAGTATTGCCGCTAATGCGATTACCACGGTAAAGATCGCTGCTGGTGCTGTTACTGCTGATGAAATCGCTGCTGCTGCTATAACGGCAGGCAAGATAGCTGCTGACGCTGTAACAGCTACAGAGATTGCAGCGGGCGCTATTACGACTACAAAGCTGGCTGCTGGTGCTGTCACTGCTGACACTATTGCTTCCAATGCGATTACTTCTGTAAAGATCGCCGCTGATGCAATAACGGCAAATAAGATAGCGACAGGCGCTGTTACTGCTGACTCTATATTTGCTGGTTCGATAACTACTGCCGCGATTGCTGCTGATGCTATAACTGCAGACTTAATTGCCGCTGATGCTGTGACGGCAAACAGTATTGCTGCTAACGCGATTACAAGCGTTAAAATTGATACTGACGCTATCACTGCTGGCAAGATACAAGCTGGCGCGGTAGGGGCTGATGCTATTGCAGCTAACGCTATTACTTCCGTTAAGATATTTGCAGAGGCCATCACTACAGACAAAATAGCAGCAAACTCTATTACAGGAGGTTTAATCGCTGCTTCTGGTGTTATTACTAATACCGCTCAGATCAATGACGGCTTAATCACTAATGCTAAGATAGGCAACCTTGCTGTAACTTCAGCAAAGATTGCTAACCTAGCCGTTACTACGGGCAAGATTGCTAATTTGTCTGTTGATACACTACAGATCGCAGGAAACGCAGTAACCTTGCCGACTGGTGCTTTTACTATTGGTAATTTGTTTCCATTTTATCAATATGACAATATATCTATAAATTACGCAACAGCCCAATCAGTAACATTTACTGAAAGCGCCGGAACATCTACAGAAATTTTTTGGTCTTTCTTTGGTGATGTAATGTCAGGAGATAGCGATTCTGGCGACCTTGACTACGCAAGAATTTATGTGCGCTTGCGAAGAAATGGAACTGTAATATTAGATTATGGAAAACTTTGGTATTTAGACACCGGCCCAAATTATAAAACAGGAATGGTTAATGGCAGTTATCAGCACATTGGCTCGTCTGGAATCGCCACTTATACATTAGAAATTGGCAGGCAAGGAAATAATATTCAAGTTAGCAAACGGAACTTAATCACCATGGAGCTTAAAAAATGAAATCATTTATTGTTTATGATTCTGAGGGCTTTATTCTTCGCACAGGTTCGTGCGTTGATAGTGATCTTGAAATGCAAGCCGGAGATAATGAGTTTGTAATGGAAGGCATTGCTGACGATTCAATCCACATGATTATTGATGGTAAAGTATGCAATCAGCCAGAACCTGATCAGCCTACTGATGCTGAATTGATTTTGATAGTTCAAGCAAATGTTAGGGCGAGAAGAAATCAAAGATTATTAAAGTCAGATTGGACACAATTTTCTGATTCGCCTTTGTCAGACAGTAAAAAAGAAGAATGGGCAACATACAGACAAGAGCTAAGGGATATAACAGAAACCTATCCTGACGCAATATCAATAGATGATATAATTTGGCCAACTAAGCCGGAGTAATGAAATGACTACAGCAGTACAAAGACGCAGAGGCACAACTACCGAACACGCATCCTTTACAGGTTTAGAAGGTGAGATTTCAGTAAACACTACAAAAGATACTTTGGTAGTCCATGATGGCTCGACTGCTGGCGGCTTTGAGCTTGCTAGGGCTGATGGCTCTAACTTTGTGGCAACTAGCGTAGATATTAACGGCGGTTCTATCGATGGCACGACTATTGGCGCATCGTCTGCCTCTACTGGCGCGTTTACTACGCTGACTGCCTCTGGCGAAATCACAGCCAACGGCGGCATAGCATTGGGTGACAATGACAAGGCTACGTTTGGTGATAGTGATGATTTACAGGTTTATCATGATGGGTTTAATAGTTATATAACAGATACAGGGACAGGTAATTTATATGTCAGAGCCAGCAATGAACTAGCCTTAACTTCTGCGGCAGGAGAAGCGTTTTTCTTAGGTATTGCAGATGGTTCAAGTTATCTATATCACAGTGGCGGCGTTAAGCTAAACACCACAGCCACAGGCATAGACGTTACTGGCACAGCCACGATGGATGGGCTTACTGTTGATGGCGAATCAGACCTGAATGCAACACTTACTATCACCCACGCAAACCCTAGAATAAAATTTATTGAAAACGATTCAGTAAATTCTAACACTCAGTTTAGTAATGATGCTGGTGATTTTGCTATCAGCACAATGAACGATGCTGAAAATGTGTTTACAAAACGATTTAACTTAGATCACGCAACAGGAGACATCAGCTTCTACGAGGACACAGGCACAACGCCTAAGTTGTTCTGGGATGCGTCTGCGGAGTCTTTGGGTATTGGTACGACGAGTCCTTCTGAAAAACTACAAATTAACGATGGCAGGTTACGCTTTTTAGAATCGGGCCAGCGCCAATATAACATTGGGATAGCGTCTGGGACTCCTGATTTTCAGATTTATGACGCTACGTTTAGTTATGCCCCGCTGACTATTACTGGCGCAGGCAATGTGGGTATTGGTATTTCTTCTGGCCTTACATACCCTCTTACTGTTAAATCAGATGCAAACAATAGCTATGTGCATTTTGTAAACAGTACAACAGGAAGTGCATTTTCAGACGGAAGTCAGATTGGTGTTCCTTCTGGGTCAATTGATTTATTAATAAATAATAGAGAAAGTGGTAATGTGAGGCTTAATACCTCAAACACAGAACGTATGCGCATAGACAGCGCAGGGAATGTTGGTATTGGTACTAGTTCGCCTGCCAGACCTTTGGAGATTTCAGACGCTACTAGTGACGGCACGGGCGGTGTAAAAATTTCATCTTATCTGCCTACATTTGAAATGGATGATATTTCCGCAGGCGGTACTTCTCTTATTATCCAGCAAGACGGCGCAAACACTCTGTTTAAGCATGACACTACAGAACGTATGCGCATAGACAGCGCTGGCAACCTGTTGGTAAACACTGCTAATAGTCCAACAACAACTAAAGCGGTTATAAGTTCAGATTATAGTGCAGTAGGTACTACAAACACAGGTCTAACCATTGCTGGCAGACAAGGCGGTAACTGGTACAATAATGGTATACATGCTCTAGGAGCTTCGGGGCTAGTGTTCTCTACGGGCACTACAGGAGTTAATGGTGCAGATGCTACTAACGAACGTATGCGCATAGACAGCGCAGGCAACGTGGGTATTGGTACTAGTTCGCCTAACACCTTGATGGAGATAGCTTCAACTAGCCCTGTACTACGCATAACAAATACAACTGATGCTACGTGGTCTGCTGGTCAAGATATAGGACGTTTATCTTTTTACTCAACCGATCCAAGTGCGGTTGGGCCACATGAAACAGCCTTCATTCTGAATGAGTCGGATTTTGGGAGCGGTGTGACACAATTATCTGGTGCTTTGTCTTTTGGAACAGCAGCTTATAATGCCGCAGCAACAGAACGTATGCGCATAGACTCATCAGGTCGTGTGGGTATTGGAGTGGTTCCCAGTGCTTTCTTGCTTCCCAATGGCTCAACTGGCGCTTTACAGTTGCAAGGTGGCGGGTTGTTATCGGCATATAACGCGAGTACTTATTTGTCACAAAACTGGTATTACAATGCTGGCGAGAAATACATAGCTAATGGGTCTGCTTCTCGTTACGCACAAACAGGTGCAGAGCATGTCTGGAGTTCAGCAGGTAACAATACTTCTGGAGCAGGTGCAGGACTCTCGTGGCAAGAACGTATGCGCATAGACTCATCAGGGAATGTGGGTATTGGGATTTCGAGTCCTACAGGCGCAAAGCTCCGAGTTGTAGCTACAGAAGGTAGTAATGTGTTAGGTGTAGGTACGACTACACAGGGCTTATTCATTAAAACAACTGGCACTACTGTTGACTATAACTCCAGCGGCAATGTATCAGGAGAGCATACTTTTTCCACTGGCAACTTAGAACGCATGCGCATAGACGTATCAGGCAACCTGTTGGTGGGTACTACTTCGGCTATTGGTCGTTTAACTGTTGTCAGGTCAGGAGTTGCTTGGGCGAGATCGGTAGATCACTCAAACGCTGGAACCCAGTATTTTGATACTTTTAGGTATTCAGGGAATGAGACTGGCAGTATCACTGGTAACAACACCTCTACATCCTACAACACCTCATCAGACGAACGCCTAAAAGAAAACATTGCAGACGCTGATGACGCAGGAAGCAAGATAGACGCTATCCAAGTTAGACAGTATGACTGGAAAGCTGACGGCTCTCACCAAGACTACGGCATGATTGCACAGGAGCTACAACTTGTTGCACCAGAGGCTGTCAGTGGCGATGCTGACTCAGAAGAGATGATGGGTGTGGACTACTCAAAACTAGTTCCAATGTTAATCAAAGAAATTCAATCACTACGCAACCGTGTTGCACAATTAGAGGAATAACATCATGGCAGTAACTTGGACAATAGCACAACTAGAACGTAACTCAGCAGACAACGGCGTAACTGTAGCCCATTGGCGTTGCAGCAAGACCGTAGGCGACCACACAGCAAGCTCTTATGGCACTTGTGGCTTTACACCTGACGTAGAG